AGCTCCAACGAGCAGAACGCCATTGAGTACGTGGTGGGCACGGTGCACCCGAACTGCACGATCTGGGAACAGGAGCTGCTGTATAAGCTGCTGCTGCCGCAGGACGTGGACCGGGGGCTGCGGATCCGGGGCAACATCATGAATGAGCTGCGCGGCGACTTCAACAGCCGGGGCGTCTGGTACAAGAACATGCGCGAGAACGGCGCGTTCTCTGTCAACGACATCCTCGCGCTGGAGGACATGCCGGACGTGCCAGGCGGCGACGCGCATTACGCGAGCCTCAACTATGTCCCGCTGGAAGACTGGCCGGAGCTCAGCCGGAAACGTGCCGAGAAGGGCGCCGGGAACGGAGGCGACGCAAGATGATCACGCTTCTCATATTTCTCGCGGGGCTTGTCTGCATCGTGACGGGCGTGACGCTCCTCTCCATCCCGGCGGCGTGGATCACGGCGGGCGCGGGACTCATCGCGGTAGCCGCAATCTGGGCGAGGGGGAACGACACCCCGCCCGATAACTCATAATATCTGCGGCGGCTGCCGCTGATATAAATATCTTTTTTACGGAGGTTTACCCATGAAAAGAAGACTCATCGCTCTGGCGGCCGACCGCAAGGCCGCGCTGGACGCCGCGCAGGCGGCGTATGAGGCCAAGAACCAGACCGAGTACGACTCTCAGATGGAGAAGGTCAAAAACATTAACGCGGAGATCGAGCAGGTGCAGAACCTGATCGCCGAGCAGGAGCGCAGCATCATGGCCGCGCAGCCCAGCGCCGCCGAGGTGCGCGACATGATGAGCGAGCGCGGCAACGAGCTGCTCAACCGCCGCAGCGTCTGCCTCAGCAGCGCGGAGGTCCTGCGCGAGCTCAGAAACGCCGTGACCATCGGCGGCACCCTTGTGCAGCCCACCGGCGCGGACAGCCAGATCCACGGCGACGGCGCGCCCATCACCAGCATCCTGGACATGGTGCAGGTGCAGGATCTGACCGGCCTTGCCGGCTACGAGGTGCCCTACCTCATCAGCGAGTTCGACGGCACCGTGGCCGATCTGACCAGCAATTCCGGCCAGGCCAGATCCAACAGCTCCGACCCCAGCTTCGGCATCTCCGTCATCAATCCCCTGGAGATCACCACCACCAGCTACGTCGACCGCAACCTCTCCAAGATCAGCCCCGCCAACTACTACGAGAAGGTCCATCAGATGGCCCTGCGCGCCCTCAGGCGCAAGGCCGCGGCTCTGATCGTCAACGGCGACAGCCTGGGCACCCACAAGATGCTGGGCATCAAGGGCGCGCTGAACAAGGCGGGCAGCTCCATCATCGTCAGCGACACCTACTCCAGCATCGACGAGAACACCCTCGACAACCTGTACTTTGCCTACGGCTTCAACACGGAGCTTGCCGGCGGCGCGGTGCTGCAGCTGACCAAGTCCGATCTCAAGGCTTTCGGCCAGCTCAGAGGCACCAACGTGAAGCAGCGCCTGTTCAAGATCACCCCGCAGGGCAACGGCAACACCGGCATCATCGCCGACGGCGGCGTGCAGATCCCCTATGTGATCGAGCCGGATCTGAGCGCGGGCGAGTTGATCTACGGCGCGCCGATGAACTACCTGCTGGGCCTGTTCGGCAACTACGAGATCCGCGTGGATGAGAGCGTGAAGGCCGTCGAGCGCCTGCACACCATTCTCGGCGACGTGGCCATCGGCGGCAACGTCATCGAGCACCAGGGCTTCGTGTACTACCACACCGGCCTGAGCGCCGGCTGATAGGCCATGGGCAGGAAGTCGCTGGCGGTTCTGGCCGCAGAGGCTGAGGCGGCGGCTTCCGCCGCCCTGGAAGCCTGCAAGACGTACATGCGCGTGGACGGCGACGAGGACGACGATCTCATCACCGGCCTCATGGCGGCAGCGAAGGAGTATCTCGGCAACGCCGGGATCCCGGAGCCGGAGACGGCATCGCCGCTGTACACGATGGCTGTCCACTCGCTGACGCTGCACTACTACGACCACCGGGACGCGGTCGGCGGGGAGGCTCCCCTCCCCCTCGGCCTGCGCCCGATCATCAACCAGCTCAAGCACAGCGGCGAGGGGCCGCTGTGAGAGGGCGGATTGCCACACCAGCGTGCGCGCTGGTTCGCAATGACGAAAAGCGTGCCCAGAGTGGACACAGATTTAGGAGGATTCGATTATGAGCAAATCCAATTCCGTCGGGACCAAGCTGTTCATCAACGGCGTGAAGGTCGGCGGCCTCAACTCCATCAACGGCATCGCCATTACGGCGGAGACCCTGGACGTGACGGACTTCGACAACGAGAGCGGCTACAAGGACAAGCTCCCCGGCTTCAAGGAAGTGGATGACCTGACGGCCGGCGGCTTCCTGGACGGTGACGACAACGGCCAGGACGAATGCATTTCTCTCCTGGACAGCGGCGAGGTCGTGCCCTTCGAGATCCGCTTCCCGTCGAAGATCGGCAAGAGCTGGACGGGCAACGCCTCGGTTGTGGGCTTCACGACCAGCGCGGAGATCTCCGACGCGATCACCTTCGAAGTGACGCTGGCGGTGAGCGGCAAGCCGACGCTTGCGGCCACGCAGGTCAGCGCGGGCTAAGGAGGCGCGGACCGCGATGGTGAAGAAAACGAAGAAGGGCGTCATCCCGGACGCGCCGACTATTGAGCTGGGCGGGAAGTTCTGGGAGATGCGGTTTTCCCACAAGGCGATGCGCCGCTTCTGCGGGCTGACCAAGTGCAGGATGAGCACGTTTGACGACGCGCTGGACGACTACGCTAACTACCCGAAGCTGTTCTGGTGCATCATCTGGGCACAGGACGAGAGCGTCAAGCTTGAGGACGTGAACAAGTGGATGGACGAGGAGATGGCGTCCATGGGCGACGTGGTGGAGATCGCCACCACGATCCTCGCCGCCGCCATGAAGCGGCCGATGCCGAACAGCGACGAGGAGGAAGAGGACGAACCCGACGAGGACGAGGAAAACCCTATGTAGCAGACTATTTTGCCCTGAGCATGCAGGCCGCGTGGCGGCTGGGTCTGAGCATGAGCGAATGGGAGCGACTGACGCCTCGGGAGCTGATGCTGCTGATCCAGGCGCACACGGAGGACGGCCGGAGCAAGGCGAAGGGCAAAAAGGTCGAAGCATACAACCTCGCCGGGGCGATCCGGGCGATGGTGCTGTCCAAGCACGCGCCGAGCTTTGAACGCATGTTCCCGCAGACGGGTGAGCGGAAGAAGATGAGCGACGAGCAAATGTTCCGGCAGGTGCAGGCGCTCAACCGTCATTTCGGCGGGACGGAGGAATAAGCGATGAATGTAACCAGAAATATAATGGTGCGCGCCGGCGCGGATTTTTCGGCGTTCACCACGCAGTCGAAGAAGGCCGCGAAGTCCATGCGCGGGATGCCGGGATCAAGACGTCAGTCGGCGGCTTGAAGAAGATCCTCAGCGGGCTGGGCGTGGCCGTGAGCGTGGCTGCGCTGGTGAGCGCAGGGAAGCGGGCGGTGGAAGCCTACGACGCGCAGGCCGAAGCGGAGATGAAGCTCGCCACCGTGATGCGCAACACCATGCGGGCGCGAAACAGCGAGATCCAGAGCGTGCTGGATCTGTGCAGCGCCCAGCAGCGGCTCGGCGTCATCGGGGACGAGGTCCAGCTCGCAGGCGCGCAGGAGCTGGCGACCTACCTCACGCAGACCAGGACGCTCAAAAAGCTGATCCCGGTGATGAACGACATGGCGGCGCAGCAGTACGGCTGGAACGTGACGGCGGAGAACACCGTCACCATCGCCACGATGCTGGGCAAGGTCATGAACGGGCAGACCTCCGCTTTGAGCAGACTGGGCTACACTTTCACGGAGGCGCAGGAGAGGATCCTTAAATACGGCACAGAGGAGGAGCGCGCGGCCACGCTGGCCAAGGTTATCAACCAGAGCGTCGGCGGGATGAACCGGGCGCTTGCCAACACGCCGACCGGACGAATGCGGCAGCTCAGCAACACCCTGGGCGACATCCGGGAAAAGTTCGGCGAGGCGATCCGCCAGATCGGCGTGTTGCTGCTGCCGCTGCTGTGGCGGGTGGCGGACGTGCTGGAAAAGGTGGCGAGCTTTGCCGAGCGCGCCGCCGTGAGCCTCAACAAGGTGTTCGGAAACACCGCCGCCCTCACGGGATGGCAGACGGTGAGCGCGGGCGTGGAGAGCACCACGGAGGAGCTGGAGGGCGCCGTGGAGCAGGCCAAGGAGCTCAAGCGCACCATGATGGGCTTTGATACGCTGAACGTAATGAGCGGCAAGGATCAGAGCGAGGAGGCCGGATCGGGCGGCAGCGGAACCGGGACCGGCACGAGCGGCCTCGGCCTCGGCGAGGAGTTAGAGAGCCCCCTGGAGGGCCTTGGCGAACGCTGGGAGAAGCTGCTGGAGGGCCTGAAGAATCATCTCGGTCTTATTAAGGACCTTGCACTGGGTGCCGGCGTTGCCCTTGCCGGGATGGGCATCGCCAAAGGTCTCGGTCTCGACCTCAAGAATACCATTGCCCTTGTTACCGCGCTTGAAGGTGCTGCGTTTCTCGTAAAGGGGGCTTTTAGCTCGTGGAAGGACGGCGTAAGCTGGACAAGCCTCGGTGAGATGATCAGCGGCACGACGATGCTTACAACTGGTCTGGCTTTGGCGTTTGGAAAAACAGGCGCGGCAATTGGCCTCTGCGTAGGTGCGGGCGCTCAGCTTATTACCGGAATGCACGAATGGATTACCACAGGGGAGCTGACACACGAGAACAGTCTCGCAGTTGCGTCCGGCCTTGGGGAAATCGGCATAGCCATCGGGCTTCTTACCGGTCAGTGGATCCCCGCAATTGTGCTCGGACTCGCCGGGATCGGCGTTGCCATCTACGGATGGTGGGACGAAATCGTGGTGTTGCTCGGCACCGTCAACGAAACGCTCGGCGAGTGGTGGGAGGGCACCATCGTGCCGGGGATCACCGCGGCCATAGAATGGATCGTTCAGGGCTTCACGGATCTGGGGGCGGAGCTGGGCGTTCTGTGGCAAGCGACGCTCGATCTCGCCACGAGCATCTGGACGGCGATCCAGACCGCATGGAACGCCTGTATCAACGTCATCAAGACCACGGCGCAGGTGGCGGCGACGCTCATCAAGCAGTGGTGGGACAATCTTAAGGCCACCACACTGTCCATCTTCACGGCCATCCAGAACATCGTCACAACGACGGCCCAGGTCATAAAAACCGTCATCGTCTCGAATGTAACCGCGGCGGTCACGGCGGCAAAAACGCAGTGGCAGGCGATGCTGACCGCGTGCCAGTCCGTCTTCAACGCAATCAGCGCGCACATCACTTCCGTCATCCAGCGGTGTACGTCCTTCATCGCCGGGACGAGCTGGTACGGGCTCGGCGTGCAGCTGATGCAGGGCTTCCTCAACGGGCTCAGAAGCCTGATGAGCACGATCTGGAACGAGGTCGTGGCCTTTGTGCAGCGCTGTGTGGAGGCGGTCAGGAGCGCATTGGGCTGCCACAGCCCCTCAAAGGTCTTTGAGGAGATCGGTATGAACGTGGACGAGGGCGCGCTCAAGGGTCTGCAATCCGGGATGCCGGAGCTTCTGGCCGAGGGCGAGGGCATGGCCGAGGGCCTTGTCAAAGCCGTGAGTCCCGCCGCGCTTGACGCCAGCGCCGCCTACGAGGGCACAGGAGCGCGTTTTCAGAGCACCGGGGACGAGGTTTCCCCCGGCGGCGGAGAGAGCATGGCGGCGATCCTGCCGCTGCTGGAGGCCATCTACGGCGCTATACTCGAAGGCAAGGAGATCGACATCGACGGCGAGGCCGTTTTCAACACCGTGGTGCGGCAGAACAACCGCGCCATCAACCGGACGGGACTGAGCCCGCTGCGCGGATGAGAGGAGGGAACGCATGCCAATCGGGCGATACACAGGCGACTGGGCCATTGACGGCACGCCCATCCCCTCCCCGCACGACCACAGCGTCGGCCATGAGGGCATCCAGACCAAGGAGAGCGGCCGCGCCGAAGACGGTTATATGGTCAAGGAGTGGGTGCGGGACGATGTGCGGTACGTCGACATCACCTACAAGGCGCTCACGGCGGCAGAGAAGGACGCGCTCTGGAGCCTGATGCGCGGGCGGGATTTCTCTTTTACCTACTACGACAACGGCACGCAGGTGATCGGCAGCGCGTACTGCAACAAGTTCACCTATGACCCGGTCAACCGCCATCTGAACGCGGACGAGGGCGGGCGCGTCAGCAACATCAAATTCCGCGTGGTTGAAAATTAGGGAGGCGGATCATGTACCCGGTATCGGAAGCCTATCTGCAGGCCATACAGCAGCACACGATCGCCACCCGCTGGAGCGGCACGCTCAAAACGAAGGACGGGGTGGAGTATCAGATCACCCCGTCCCTTATTGCGGAGGGGGGCGCGAAGCTGACAAGGCAGCTGTGCCCCAGCAAGGATATCACTATCGGCTCGACCTGCTCGGCGCAGCTGGATCTGAAGCTGAAGCTCCGGGACGTGAGCCGCTATACGCTGATGCAGGCGAAAGTCACCATGACGCACGAGCTGCGCCTCCAGGACGGGAGCTGGGAGGCGGTGCCCCTCGGCGAATTCACGGTGACGGAGCCCCCGGAGCACGGCAAGGATGAGCTGACGATCCACGCCTACGACAACATGCAGAAGTTCAACGGCGAATTCGGCGAGACGCTGGTGGGCAAGCCCTACGACATCCTCAACCGCGCATGCAACGTGTGCGGGGTGGAGCTGGGCACCGGTCAGGACGAGATTGCCAACATGCCGAACGGCAGCGTGGAGACATGGAACCTCGCGGACATTCAGATCTACACCTGGCGCGATCTCATCGGGTACATGGCGGGCTTTCTGTGCTGCAACGCGATGTGCGGCGTGGACGGCAAGCTGTACCTGATCCCCTACCGCATGGTGGCCGAC